TATAATGCCTTCTTGCAATCCATTATCCCGGCACCAGTTATTTCACGCAACTCTTTAATTAACTTAGGGTCTTTATGAGGTTCAGTCATTCTTCATCCTCTGCAATCTTCCAGTGTTTGTCCTGCAAATCACCGAAACGGCTGGTTCCGGTTCTTGTGCTCACCCAAAAGAAATATCTGCCACCTTCACCCTCCAGGAACAATTCGCCCCCGGTGTCTTGCTGAACTACACACCACGGGTTTCCGTTCATGGAATTTGCCAAACGGTTCTTCGCCTTGGCGCTGAGTGCTTCGACTTTGACTCTCCTCATTTAAAACTAATCACAGTGGGCACCGGAGCGTTGTAGGCAAGCTCCTTCAGGTTGAGACGCTTCGCGTCGTGAGCGTAGTGAAAGAACCCGCAGTTGGTTCCTTGCCACATGCGAGTGGGATTCGCTGCATGCTTGTCAGCAAGGTTGCCAGACTGAGCACGCATAGCTTTCAGGGCGCGAGCACACTCGTCGTATGACAGATTCAGGTCAGTTTCAACGCGCCACAGCAGGCGATAAGACTGGTTGCGGAAACGACCGTCGTTGGAAAAGGTGAAGTAACCGAGCCAAGGTTTCATGTCAAACCACTCGAACCACTGAACCATGTTGTTACCGGAAACTTCGCAAACGTCAAAGTCAAGGCCGACAATGGTTTGAGTGCGCCAGCAGAGCTTTTCGAACTGAAGTTCCATCAGATCGCGACCGTTCAGGAGACCGCCGTAAAAAGGGCAACCTTTCTCGGTCACAAGGCGAATGAATTCGTGCTCGTGAAGCGACTCCCAGGGACGCTGAATTATCCGCTCGCGGAGCTTACCGTACTCCTGCAGAGTTTCGGGCTTGGACTGACGGGGATCGCCGAGGTGGCAGAGGACTTTGTTCATGATATAACTATAGCGTGGTTTGGCTGTTTTGGAAAGGGGGGTAAACCGCCCTGTCAGGTACGGTTAACCGTCCACCTTACCCAACACCACAGATCTACGATTGTGGTAAGGAGCGGATTCGTCCACAAACGGATTGCCACGCAAATCGGTGTAATCTACGTGCTGCTCAGGATTGAACTCCATAGTATCAACATTTCCACCTTGGTCGTAATAACCACGACCCTCACTGTGGACAACTACTTCAACGATGGCATCTTGGTCTTCAAAGGTAGACATCCATTCAATCATTTGGCGAACAGTCATGGTCATTGGGGGGTTCCTCTTATCTATCTATGTATTATAGCGCGTTTCGGCCGTTTTCGAAAGGGGGCAAACCGCCCTGTCAGGTACAGTTAACCGCCCTCACGGCAAAGTAAGTTCAAGAAGTGGGTTAAAGTCTGGGTTAAGATCGCTGGAGTTTACCCCGGTGTAGTAACCACGCGGATTACATATCACACGACAATCGCCGATGTTGTAATCGAATGAGTTATGTGTGTGTCCGTGCGACCAAACTTTAATTTGAGGGTGCGCCAAGATGTAATCGTCCATGTCGGTAACATACGCCCCGTTCGCAATACCTGCAGAACGATATTTCGGGTGAACAGACTGGTAAGAAGGGGCATGATGTGTCATCACCCATATATTTTTCAATTTCATCTCGTCGAGTTTCTCTGTCAGAAATTTGCGAGATTCTTTATGAAAAGACAAAGTATCATCCGGGTTCATCCTTCGGTATTTTGATGTTATTCGAACGGTCTTATAGTCGTTCATGCACTGAGCCGCCTCCATCATCTCCAGTGCATTTTCGTTGCGAAAGTCCGTCCAAAACGTTGAGCCGATAAAAAACCAGTCGTCAACCTCTGCAACGCTGTTTTCGAGCAACTCAATACTTTTGGGAAGGTTATCGCGAAGAGCAACCCAGGTTCCCTCGTAGTTGTATCCGTAGTGCTCGTGATTTCCAGCGATGTAAAGAACCCGATCAAAGTTTTTCAGACACTTATCCAGAAAGTCAAGATAAACTTTCCGAAGGGGTCCGTTTGTTTTCAGGTGCTTTGCGCACAGAATGTCTCCCCCGAGAACCAGAACATCGCCGGTGCCGAGGTCAGGAACTTCCCCACCACTACAAAACTCGAGGTGCAGGTCGGATACGACTCTTACCGTTGTCATTTCACTAGCTCAAATTTCTTCTTCAGTGCATTGAGAGATTGTTTTCGTGCGCGAATTTGCCCTTTGCACGAACCTTTCGTCTGCTTAGGCTTTCCTGAGTTGTGCAGCCAGTTCGGTACTCGTTTCATGCTTCAAGCATAGCTCAAAAGGCGGTCCCCGTAAAGCCGGGAAACCGCCCTAAGAAGGTAGGGGAAACCCTACCCGTCGAAAACAGCCTGCAGCGGGCCTCAACCGGTGGCTAGGCCCACCGTCCCTCACACAGCGGCAGGCTCCGCAGCGGGCTCCTCGGTGGCCTCAGGGAGCGTCAGGCCGAAGGCTTCAAGGATGTCAGGGTAACCAGCTTGAACGATCGCACGGAGAAGTCCGTCGTCGTCCATTTGGCTTACAGCAGCTTGGACAGCTTCGCTGTAAACACGAATCAGCTCGCGCAGGGGAGCGTTTTCACAAACGCGGGAAACGAGAACGTTCACCACGTCGTCACGATTTTCGATAGCCATAGTATGTTGTTACTAAGATTGTAAATTGGGTAGTTACGAGGAAGTTCGTAACTAACGGAGAGAACAGGACTCGAACCTGCGAAGGGTTTTATCCCCCGACCGTTCTCGAAACGGAGTCCTCGACCGAACCGGACTCTCTCCAAGGTGTCCCCTGCCGGACTTGAACCGGCACGACTACTGTCAGCGCATTTTAAGTGCGCAGCGCCTACCAATTACGCCAAGGGGACAAGGTGCTCAGTGCGAGGATCGGACTCGCCTGTATCCGATTATGAGTCGGGTGCTTTCACCAGATAGCTAACTGAGCAAAACCTGTGTTGCACTCCGAAAACAGTTTAGCTGGAACTCACGAGCCGGTAAATTGGGCCGATGCGGTTTCGGAACATGAGCTCGATCGTTGAAAGTTCCGGTGATCCCTCAGCTTTTTTGCGTGACTGAGAGTCTTTCCAGAAGATTAACGTCTCGACCATTCCGCCAGGGTTGACTGAGTGGGTCTTGCGCAAGAAGCCACGTTGACGTTGAAGCCAAGGGAGCCAGACTTGATTGTCGGCGGTGATGAAATCTTCTACAAGGTGGGGCGTAACCTGGAATAGCAGGCGCTCAATTTCCACGCTTCCACTCCTCCCACTTGTCAACGGGGCACCGCATATTGGCTGACGCAGTCTTCAGCGGCATGAAACAACCGCAAACCTCGCAGGTTTGACTGTCGCTGCGGTAACGGTCGCAGCTTTCACAGATTGCCATCCGCTCTTTCGCCACGGCGCGAGGGGCAATCGTCGGATCCTCGAGAAGTCGTTTCGCCGTGTCTTTGATCGAGGCTGCGAAACTTCGACGACAACAATCCGGATCGTTCACATCCCCCATGCTTTCCTCCGTTGAGCGTTTTCAGGGTCGCAATTTTTCGCGTATTCCATTGGAGTAACCATCAGCCATTCCCCCGAGTTTTCTCCAGAAATTAGAGGGAGAGTTTCGTCGTGGGTTAAATTCTCGTATTCGGATCCGTCTCGCATTCTGACTCGATAAAGAGGTTCACTCATCAGTCCCAGTACGAATGAAGTGTGCGAAGATGCGAGAGTATTATACCGTCCTCGACAGAGCGGTAAACTGAGGGCAGCTTTCCGTGTTGCTTGTAGTATGCCAGCTCAGAAACAATGGCACGAGTCACGGTGCAATCGGCAACCCACTCACGAAACCAGAAACAATCGAACTTTTCAATATACCGCCAAGTGGGATCTTCGTGGGTCCACGCTCTGCCATAACCATCGTACTTACTAGAAAGACTCCAACCCAGTTCGTCGCAAATCCAGGCATCGTAACGCTTAGGATCGTCGATAGTGAGGACCTGCTTATACTCTTCAGATCCGCCCTTTGCTTGACACCAGACGAAGTCTTCGCCGGGATCGTTTGAACGACTGCATTTGAAAACGCAGTTGACTACCATGTAGGGGACATTGGGCCACGGTTTAGGTGACCCCGAGGTGCGAAAGTTCACCCGAAGGTTTGTGATTTGCAAAGCCATGGTTTATCTCCCGGAAGAATAATCAGTCATCGAGTTGCTCCAGGACGCGTCGGATTGCAGTCGGGTCGGTTCCGCCAAAACCGAAGTCTTTAGCGGCTTTTACCATATTTTCTAGTTCCTCCAGCGCCTGCTCCTTCAAACTCGAAGGTTTGGGGCGGCGGGCGGCGCGGAGTTTGTCACCTGTTACGGGGTAGCAAGTTCCAAGCTGCAGTTCATCAGTCTGTTCACAGCAAGCCTCCAGCTCCTGGTCGGCGCCCCACTGGGCGGCAACCATAAAAGCGTCTTTAAGACGGATTTTAGAATTGAGCCATTGCCGCACAAGCTCATCCGGCGGCATGATGGGGTGTTGGTTAGTCATTCAGGTAGCGCCTCCAGTGCGCGGCGGATGGTCTTAGTGTTTCCCATGTGCGGGTACAGGTCCTGCATCCGTTCCAGGGCTTTAAGTGCCTCCTCCTTCTCCTTCAAGCTCGGCGGCTTG